CCACTTCTTCAAGGATACTCCAGATTTTCTCCTCACCATTTACTTCATCATTCTCATCATAGGTAGGAACAAACTGCTTCATCCATATGGAGTATTGATCAGCCATGTGATAACGAGTACCACATCCTTTAATCATACCACCAGTGTTAAGGATAGAAGCCATCTGGCTCATAGCATTAGCACATTTCTTACGACCTTCGGAGGTGTAAGCATTCTCAGGAACCACGACATCATCTGGTACAATGATCTCTGCGTGCCATCCTGTTGTATTCGTTGTAAGTCCAGCTGTACGTACAGTGAAGTCACGTATGCCTTCTTCAGCTCGTAGTGGGTGATCAACTGATATAGCTGTCGTTGCCCACTTAGCTCGCTTCCCTTCATCAGGGTTAATCATCTCAGGCCAGTACCTAGAATAGATAGCACTGCTTAACATATTCTTAATTGCATATAACTGCTGCTCTGCCAAATCAGCCGTAGCTGAAATGTAGAGGATGGTTGTATCAGGATTCTTAGTAACCCACCAAGCAACCCATACAGCTAAGCAATGACTCTTCAAGTGTCCCCTTGGTAACAAGAGGAGTTGGTTAGGATGATCTACCTGCATCAACCACTTGAATACTTTCTTGTGTACATCCCCATAAAGATACTTAGGGTTGACTAACACAGCAAAGGTATATAAGTCATCTTCTGCTAATGCTTTAATTTCATCAATGTCTGACATCTCTTAACCTTTCTAAGTCCGATTGAATAACAGATTTAACAGCGGCTTGTTGTTTCTTCTCGCCCTTAACTTCTGCTTTCGATGGACGACCGGCTGTGCGTTTTTCTACCCAGCCCTTTTCTGCTAACCACTTTGCTGCTGTTGGTGACTCGGAAGCATTACTGAGCATACGGGTTACACCCTTAGATCTCATCTTAACTTCCAACTCTTCCCGCCATTCTTCAATGTAAGGGTGAAGAAGCGATGTCTTATTTAACAAACGCTTCCAATGATTCCAACCACCAAGGTTTCGAGTAGCAAACTTATACTCAGTAGGGTCATCAGTTGCTACGTATAGCTTCTTGATTGACCTGTATACCTTACCCTTGAACTCATGATCATCATCCTTTAAGGTGTAGATCGCGTGCTTGGGGTTGTCATACGAGAGCTCAAGGAACAAGCTCTGCGTATAGAAGTTACCATTCTGATCTTTAAACTTACTCATATTACGTATCCACTGAAATAGTTTTTACAGTACCGTCTCCAAACTTAACTTTAAGATCACCATCTGCTGAGTCAACATATAGATAAGTGTTGCCTGCGGATGTAACAGGTATTGTTGCACCATCTGTTAATACTAGATGTTCTACATTACCTGTCTCTACTCCATCGTTGGTATTACGGAAAGTACCACCAGTTGCTATAACAGTATTTACAGTGTTACCTGTGAAGGTTCCTAATCGGAAGTCCATGTCAGACTGTCGAGTTACACTGGCACCTGTTGTGCAGTTCTCTATATTCAACTGTAAAGCGTTTAAAACAGAGTTGTCTATTAAACTTGCTCCGATATAATAGCCATCAATTATACCATTGAGCCTGAGCCTTGTTGAATTCTGACACGTTACACCTGTGTTGAAACCAACTCCTTGTTCATTATATGCATATATATTTGTAATAAATCCACTGCCATTGTCAGAAGAGACCGCAACAGAGTTCGTTCCGTTGACACGAAGAGCGACCATAGCAATGACGCTCTGGTTTACAACCATCCCGGTTCCAGAATTCGACCCGAAGATTACATCACTTGTCCCCTCGAAGTAGCAGTTGTTGATTAGCTGAATACAAGAGCTTGTGCACGAAGACACAAACATTTGACTTGCTCCAAAGAATGATGAACCATCGTTCAGAGAGACGCCTGTTGTATATTTCGCTATAGCCAGTTTACTACCCGACTGTCTTACAGAAGCTCTGTTGGTGGCGTATATTCCTTGTGTGCTTCCTACCCCACCGATGATTCCAAATTCTCCAGCAAATTCTAAAGAACCATTGTCTACGCTGAAAGATCTACCAGACCCTGCTGCAAACTCAAGCTGGACTTCGTACTTATAGAAGTTTAGTGTTCCACCAAAAACGCCCACAGTGAAAGGATTTGAGACATACTCTGATGACACCGCTAAGGTTACAGAGGTGTTGCCTATAATAGCTGTTACTTCGTGATAGCCGTTTAGCTCTTTCCTAACAGGATTACTTGAGATCGTAGACACATAATCACCTACAGAAATACCTGATGTATCTGAACATGTTAGCTCAACTGAGTAGTTATTAATAGACCCTGAAGATGAAGTTATTCCTGAGGCAGAGAATGCTGTTGCTCCTGCGGCGCAGTCGTACTTCAGTGTTCCAAGTATCTGAGAGAAAGATTGTGCAGATACATTTGTGTAGATGCCGCTGTCTACTAACAAGGATGCCCCATTAGCTACGATAACTGCATTTGTAAAATTAGGAAGACCACTCACTCTATAAACTGTATCTGCTTTAAAAGATATAGCTTCGCCTGTTGCTAGTGCTGAGTTGATAGCTGCTAGGTCGTCTGTTGTTCCATTACCGAGTGCACCAAAGTCTTCAACAGATACTATCTCACTAATCTTAGAACCTAGTGTTCTTCGTGAAGCACCTGCTGCTACGTTAGTAAAGGCTAGAGCATCTCCGTCTCTGAATACAAGGTTTGAACCATCGGTTGATAATGCTCTATCTGTATTGCCAGACTGAGAAGGAAGAGTAGCATCTATTGTTGTGATGCCGGCTTTAACATCGATCCATCGTGCTGCATCGTTGTCGTTAACAGGTGATGGTAGATTCTTCAGAGGCTTGGAATTCATATCCAAATCTGTGTTCATCTGGTTAGGCTCACCCTCTGGGTTATCACGATACAATACCTTATCATTTAACTCAGACTCAATCGAGTCAAAGTTTGCAATGAGCTTTGTAACAGACTTGAACCCGCTGATGATTGAGTCGAGTGTAATTTTCAAAGGTAACTCCTTATGTATCTACGTGAATTGCTGTTGCTACTGCTGTAGCCGGCTTGTCTATTCGGAAGTATCCGGGGCCAGTGATAAGAGCACTGTTGTTGTCAGATGACAATAAGACATTACCTTCTGGATCACCACCATTAACTGGTACTGTGAATGTGCTGCCACCATCGATAGATCGCATTAACTTAACACTCTCTCGTGCTCCCATGTTAGGAACACAGTACACCTGAGCTGATGCTCCGGATGCTAGTGTTAATGCGTAAGTGCCTGCGCCTGTTGCTGATGCGATTGCTGTTGCTGTTGCCATTTTGTTACTACCTCGTTATGATTTTGTTTGATATGATAGAACTCGGTGCACCACCCCCACCGGAAGGCGTATCTGCCATTAGCTCTGAGAATGTTAAAGCATCGATAACGCCTGCATCATTAAGAGCAGCAACCTTGTCAATGAAGTATTGGAAGTCAGCTCGATCAACTTCAATACCTGAAGCACCTGTTGCCACAATACCATGGTAGGCTATAACGGCATCTGAGTTTGTTTCTATCATACGCTTCAAGATTAAATCAGCTTGACTTGTAAGACGCTCGTACCCTGTATCAGGATAACGCATTCTATATAGATCACCTGTCTGCCATGTATTGTCAACACCACCAAACAAAGTAGATGTCTGTGTCGTGCCTGTTCCTGCTGATATTAATCCAGTGCTTCCATCTGTTACGTTCTCGATAATGAAGCCTTGGTATTCGTTCGTATTCCAAAACTGAGCATTAGCATCGGTTAATACCGTTGTGCTGTTTGCTGCTGTATGAGTACCTTGAGTATCTCTTGAGTGAAGGATACCTTGACCCAAGTAGTTACGATCTGCTTTCTCATCAGCAGAGTCTGGGTTGTACATCATAGCAGGAACCCGTAACGGGTCGTCCATACCAAAACTACCATTAGGGTTAATTGGGTTTTGTGAAAGGTTAGCTTCTGTTAGTCCATCTACGTTTGCGCCTAGTCCCGCCCGTGCATAGCTGATACCTGAGTCAAAAAGTTCCTGTCTAAGCAACTGGTTATTCTTACTCTCTGGGTATGCAAAAGAACGTCTGCCCTTCTCTAAGCTATTTGTTGTACAGAATGTTTGCCAACCTGCGTGAGCCGTAGCCCGTTCTTCTGGTGTGGCATCTAGTAAGTTTAAGAATGCTCCTCCATTTGATGTGAAGTGATAACCTACTTCCCAACCTGTGCCGGCCATCTCTATGAAGTTTGCTAGGCTTGCTCTGCCTGAATCCGCAGGGTTGTTCACTTTATCATATTGTACAAAGCTAGTTCCGGGGACACCTTTAGGCTGCATGTATGCATAGGCTTCAGTGTAATCCGAATCTATTCCATCATCAAAGCATATAGCGAGTCTAGGTTTTCTATTAGCAATAGGATCAACAACAACATCTAATAAGTGTATTGTCGATGTACCGTAGCTTGTTGCTGTATCTGCTGTTAAGACAAACTGTATGTTATCAACAGCAGACCACGAGAACGTGCCGCCTTTCGGTGCAGCATCTTGTGCATAGAACTCATCAAGGTTTGTTGTAACCCACCAGTAGCCTAGCTTGTTGTAAGCTGTTACAGAGTCTGCTGTTCCTCGTGCCATGTAGTATCGGGTAGTGTTGTTAGGCCATGATGTTCCTGATCCTACATACACTTGTACGCTGTTAAAATCCCACCAGCTAAACTCTGTAGTTTCGTCTGTGCCTTCGATGTATACAAGGAAGCCTATTGTCTTTGCACCCACTAGGTTCAAAGGTTCACTCATATGTAGACGAACAGAAGGGGTGAGTTCATTCGTACTGGCATTGTGATCCCAGTCTAGTCTGATACCACCGCTGTTGTTTATAGCGTAGGTGTCATCTAGTGTCAGTGTTGAATCTGTATAAGCACCGTTGGTTCCCGAATCTCTTAACTGCCAAGCATCATCCTCTGTGCCTGAAGCCACAGCATCGAACTTAGCTATCTTCTTGTGGTTAGCCGCTAATGGCTTAGGTGTTGGATATGGCATTGTTTATTCCTATCGGTTATCGTTCTTAATACGTTCAAGCTCTGCTTCTGCAAAGTCTACGTTACGCTTTAGCTTCTCATCAATCTCTGCCTCTGTAGGAACTTCCCCTGCAACTACACGTTTGTATAATTCAGATACTTGATCAACTGTAACTAATGCTTCATTGATAACCAATAGGCTATCTATAATCTTAACTGCTGTGCTACTCATCTAACATACCTCTCATCTTAATTAGGATTGATGCAATATCTTCACGAGTGCAGGCTTTATTAATCTCATCATCGAGAAGCACGTCAACACAAGCAACCCCAGTTCCGTTATAATCAAGAGCATCAGCCCCAGACTCAATCCTACCAATAAGATTAGATAGATCGATAGTCGCAACAAGGATGACTTCATAGTTGGCAACCGAGAGGTTGTCCGCATCATACATCCGCTTAGCTGATTGCTGAACCATGTGTATCGCGTCGAGAGAAGCTGCTGCGTACAGGTCACTCTTCTCTTCAGCGTCTTTAACATCGATAAGTCCACAGCTTGCCACCATCATGATAATACTTAATAGAAATACCTTAAACGTCATCTGCATTCTTATTCTTCCCGATGTTTAATGATAGGATGTTCAATACTCGTAGCACTGCTGCTACAATCTTGTCATCAGACTTAGTAGGTGTTACTGCTGTGATAGCTGATACTGCGCCTACTAATGTAAGAGCCATACCGATCCATACAGGTAGGTTGGTGAATAATAATTCTAATTGTTCCATTACTTATATCCTCTTGTCTTCTTGTTAGTTGAAGCACGTCCACCTTTCTTTGGCAGAGGGGCTTTCTTCTTCTTAATAGGTGTAACCTTCTTCTTCATTACCATTTCGCCTTGTCTGCCCAGTAAGCCGCACTCATCTTACCCTTTTTAATATTAGCCGCATGTCTAGCCTTGAAGCTCTTCTTACGAGCTTTCTCTGCTTCTGTGCTAGGCTTCTTACCAGCTCCCTTTACACCTTGTTGACCAAACCGTATAGTCTTGATCTTATCCCCTACCTTAGCAACTACTACGTGGCTCTTGGTAGGATGAGAAGGAGTCTTCTTAGGTTTATTATACCCGGCTACTCCTGCCCTCTCTAGCCTGCTGTCTTTGGTCTTCTTTGGCATCACTATCTCCCATTGTCAAAAAAGCCAGCATGTCGAATGACAGAGGCTGGCGATGCTTTGGTAGGGGTTCCGGCCCTCTCGTTATATCTTAAAGTTTAGATGTAGACTTAATGCTTCACCAAGGAAGCTAACTACAAACCACTTATACTTTACTTCAACTGTTGCTATTGGTCCTACACTACTACCAAGTATATACTTCTCTTGGGATAGATAGACACCATACCTTGTAGCTAGCTCAATGTCTCCGTGTAGATAACTCTTGAAGACATACCTTCTATTAGCAAAGGCTGTCCAATCACATAAGCTATTCTTGAATACGATTCCTGATAGTCCTGAGTCTGATGTATATCCTAATAAAGGATTGGACTCACACCACTTATCATCTCTATCGAAGTGATAGGAAGCAGCTCCTAGTTGTATCTCGCCGGCTTCAGCTTCAGGTGAGAATACTATATAAGACAGTATAGCTGCTACGATGAATACATAAATTGTTGGCTTGTGCATATCTATCTCCTAGATACAGACCACTATGTATGCTATTGCATATAAAGATACACTACTCTATATATACCTACTCAGTGACCTGTCCTTAGTATACTTTAGTATATACTCAAGGTATGTATAAGAAAGCCACCCTGCTACTATGATTTTTATTGTGGTCAATAATAGAATCTAAGTAGCTTTCTTATATACACTAGAGTATACGTCTCCGCCGAACTTCGGCTTATCCTCTGTAAGAGGAGTGCTTAATAAATCAATATATATATAAACCTCCGAAGATACTACTCCGTAGGGGACCTAGAAAAACTAAGTCTATACTTATAATAAACACTTTTTAGTCCAATTCTTCCCCACTTTTATTAAAAATAATTAAAATAATTTGTAAGTCCTTGATATTTATAGGTTGGCAGTCAAACACACTTCGCTTCGCTCGTAGGTGTTTGCCGTGTTAAAAGAAAGCTAAAAGATTAAAACATGAGCACACTATCTGGTAATCCATGATGGTGTCGTAACAGATTACGGTAGCATACAAGAATACGACACCGGGTATATGAGAGAGGAGCATTTCTGTGGACGCATATCCCCGAATGGCCAGAATTTCTCAGAGATTTTTCTGAGGTGCAGTGCACTACAGAGCTCGCCCCCCACCCCCCTTGCGGCCCCTTGGACCACTTCACCGGCTTCTACCTGTACGCGGGCCTGCGCGTGCGTGCGCGTGTAGCATATTGTGCGGCTAGTGTCAAGGGGGGTGCAATGACATTACAACATTGTCACACTGCCACACCTTGGCACACTTCTTGCTAATCCCTTGCGTATCAATGACATACACCACATCAATACTTGAGCCACTATCTATAGCTTGCAGTGATACTACCCTGTAAGGTCCTGTATGCCCTTGTGTGCGACGATAGGTGTACCCGTGCCTCTGCTATTCGTTACGCCTTAACCTTGCTTAGAGCTATAAAGTCTTGCTTCTATATAGGTAAATTAAACGCTATCATTAACTATCTGTAATAAAACTATTGTTGACTATTCTATTGACTGGTGTATAGTTAACTCAAGTCAAGGCAAACACGGATCGTTTGCAGCAAGGTGGCTTAAAGCGGTGTAGGAAAATAAATTGAAATAAAGTGTTGACAGTATCAAATAAGCATGTATACTGTTAACAAGTCGAGCGAATCACGCCATAAGCTCAAACCACTCGGTATAGTACGGGATAGGGCTTAGCAATAGGCCCCCCAGATAACAAAAACGCTAAAATATAATGTTAGGTAGTACTTCTAGTACCAGTGTGATAAGGCTGCGACCTTATACAGTGGATGAAGTGCTACTTATAGATTGTATTTTGAACAATAGGTTGGCAGTGTTTGGGTTTGATCACCTGAATACCTGTAGGGCTTTCGGTTACTGGCTGGAGTTGCCGCGCATGTAAATCCATATAAGGTAGTGGTGCCCTCCTATTGTTCAAGGTATAACTTACAAACGGGAGAGTAGCATGACTATACAAGTGAATGACATAGAATTTATGTTTGCACGATACGGCTTTATCGGGTGCCCCTTGACCCGTAAACAGATTGTGTCCCTACTTTGCAGGGGCATTGATCACGATAGAATTTATTCAATTGGCTGCGATATAGCGGCCCGATAACGGGAGAATACCGTGGATACTAATTGGCATAGTGAAACGCAAGAACGGTTTAGTAATTTTACAGTGGATCAATTGATATATACAAGAGAAGATGCCTATAATGCGGCTCGTGCCGGTGACGGGTGGAACCCAAAAGCTGGGCAGTATTGGTACGAAGTACACTATTGTATTCTGGAATTGAAAAAGAGAGAGGAGTATTAATCATGAGCTACGACGAAGCAATGGATGTAATGGTAACGCGAAGAGAAGCACGCCTTGAGATAGTGGAACATAATTTAGAGTGGTGCGATTTTATTAATGACTGCGGAGATTTGCCAGAGTATACAGGTGAGACAGTGTTAGCATGGTTGGGGTATTGATCACATGGATACGATACATTATAAAATTACGTTTAAATACAATGATGATTCTGAAGAAATAAGCTGGACGTACTCTCTGGATAAAGCTCTGGAGGCTAAGAAATATGGTGACATTAACAGCGAAGTGGTGAGTGTTACCATTGAAGCAAAAGAGAGAGGTGAAAGAACATGTCTTTATATATGATAACAGACTACGAAGCGCCTATTGACAGCAGTAATAGGGTGAGAACTGAGGCATTGACAGCGGAACAAGTGGCGGTCG